AAAGTGATAGACCTTTTGGAGACGATGGAAGTGAAGATGGGGATTTTGGATATTCATATGCTATGAGTTATTCTGGAAAAAATGATTTTATGGTTATTCAAAAACCTAATAAAAAAATAATGTTAGTTGATCCTTCATATTTTTATAAAAGAAAAAATTCTACTTATAAAAATTATCAAGAATATACAAAAATGAAAGATATTATCCCTGTTTTAGAATATTTAAAATAATCAAAAATAGTAGAACTTTAAAATTAAGCTTGGTTATCCAAGCTTTTTTTCGTATATTTAATGTATAAAAAAATAATAAGTTATGTACCCAACAGAAGAATACCAAAAAGCATTTGAAATGATTGAAAGTTCTATTATGTCATGTGACAAATTAGAACAAATCGAGGTTATTAATAGATTAATTAGCGCCTTTGAAAAAGATTCGGCATTACCGGTTCACGTCGAATATTTAGAAAGATTAGTTACAAGTCAAATAGATCTTATATATGCATCATCAAAAAAACCTAAAAAATCAAAAAAATAAGAGTTATGGATTTAATAGAAAAATGGACTGAAGAATTACACACCCTTGAAAGATTACAATCACTGACAAGTCCTGGATATATGATGCATAGGGTCAGACAAGCTGAAATTGAATTAATAAAAAGATTTATACAATCACTAAAAGAAAATAAATAAAAAAAATAAAAGTTATGAATAAATATAAACACATTTTTAAACGTTTTTGCCAAAAAATTGGTATAAAAGCAATTAAAATTTTTAATTTAGAAAACCCAAATAAATCCCACATCGATCATGAAGGAGAATGTATTACAATATGTAAACATTTAATCCCACAAGATTCTACTGAACTATTATATTCTCCAATTACAGAGAAAAGATACATTAAAAGTAATTCACAACAGATATTTCTTACACTCCAGATGGACCAACTAACAGTAATTAATCACCAATATAGCTACAATATCAGTTTACATGGTAGCAATGTTTATAAAAGGATATGTAGTATATTTGACAATGAAATGGAAAAGCGTCGTAAATTAATGGAAAAAGAAATATATTCAAATGTAAAACATTCATTATCAACAATTGTTAAAAATTTATCACATGAACAAATTTAAAATAACTGAATATTTAGGAATAGCTATAATAGCCCTCCCAACAATAATTGCTTTATCATATTTTATATTAAATAAAAAAGACATTTTAATGTTGGAACCGGCCAAAGTAGAAATTGTAGATTCTGTAGAAAATTTCGTTTTAACTGAACCTATAAAAATGGAAATTGAAAAAATAGAAACACCTGTAGTAAAAAAAGAGCCTGTTAAAAAGGTAGATTCTATAGTAAAACCAAAAGAAATTAAAGAAATTATAGAAGAGCCAAAAACAGATACATCAAGTCTTCAAGTTGACAAAAATATTAAATAGGTAAAAAAATAAAAATGGCTAAGCGTTTAAGTAGAGAAGAAAAAAATGAAAAAATAGTTGAGGATTTAATCAACCAAATGTTTATCATTGCTGATCATAATGTAAAATATGATGAAATAAAACATCGTAAGGATAACTGGTACAATGATTGGACAATGACTGAACAGCAATATGATGAATGGGTTAATTGGGGCAAAAAATACATAGCAAAATCATTAAGACTACCAGCAATCATGGCAGAAAAAAATATGAGATTTTTTGCTTTAAATTATGGTTTAAAATTTAGAAATACATTAAAATGAAAAGAACATTTGAAGATTTTTACTATAGCGTTAAGTATAGAGGTAATGAAATATTTGATTTAATTTTTAAAGACTTACCTCGAATTGCTAAAAACTTTTGGATATTTAGAAAAGCAATAGCTGAATATAGATGGTATGGTGGTCATAACTCAGTTTTTCCTTTATTAGAAACAGCTATAACGGATATGGCGGTAAATATAAAAGAAAAAGGATATGAAATAGATGAAAGTCGTTTGAAAAAAGTTGCAAAAATGGAAAGACTTGTAAAATTATTAAACGATACATCCGAAGATAAATTTACAGAATATGCTGAAAATGAAATAGGTGAATTATTCCATTATGATATAGAATTTGAACCCTCCCCAAACCACCCAAGCTGTTATCAATTGGTTGATAAAAAAACACCTGAGGAAAAAGAACATAACAGTAAAGTATTTAAAAGATCTAGAGAAATCGAAAAAGAAACATGGGATGAAATATGGGAAATCTTAAAAGGACAAGATTGCTCTGAATTTGATAAAGACATTGATTGGGAAAAACAATTTGACGGCACTGGTATCAGAGGCTGGTGGGATTAAAATTAAAAAATATGACAGCAATCATAATTATTCTAATTATTATTGTACCTTTAGCGGCATTATGGGTTAGAGGTATTGATTATATGTCAAATAATCATCCTGACTATAAAGGAAACGATTTATTTGGAGAATTTGATGAAGATGATAAACATTACACATTATGAAAAATATATTATTTTTTGCCAATAATATGGCACGATTTCTTATTATTATGGGGTTAGTATCATTAATTAATGGTATCCCTGTATATTACTTATGGAACCATTATCTTGTAAATGCAATAAATGGTATTAACCATGTTACTTATATTCAAGCATCTGGATTGTTTTTTCTGTGTACGTTGTTATTTAAATCTTCAATTTTTAATATAGATGAATCAGATGAGACAGAAAATTAAATATCAAAAAATCATTAAAGAGTGGAAAGATGCCACCTCTAGAGAAATTATAGAAGCTATTATAGATAATGCTTTGTACGGTTTTTCAATTTCAGCTGTAGTAGTAGCTATTGCTACGAAAACAGATATTGCTGTTTTAGGTGCTTATATATTTTATTATTTTTATGTTGGAAAAATTATCAATAGACCTAAATATGTAACTGACCTAGGAAAAATCGTAATATTCCCATTTGCATCAGCTTTTGGGGCGTTTGCTGGGTATAAATTATCTCAATGGGCTTTAGAACTTGTAAAATAGGTTTGGTTTTTAAAACAATACTTTATATATTATATTAATTAACTAAAATTAAAAAATCATGGATTTAAATGAAATTAAAAAACGATTAGAATCGTTAAACAAACAATCCTCTGGAAATAGCGGAGGCGGGGAAAAGAAAAATATTTTCTGGAAACCCACAGTAGGGAAACAAGTTGTTCGTGTTGTCCCTTCAAAATTCAACCCATCATTCCCATTCACAGAAATGTCTTTCTATTATGGTATTGGTAACAACACAATGGCATCACCAGCAAATTGGGGTGAAAAGGATCCTATTAAAGAATTCGCTAAACAACTTCGTCAATCAAGTGACAAAGAAAATTGGAGATTAGCTAAAAAATTAGATGCTAAAGTTCGTATTTTTGTTCCGGTAATAGTAAGAGGTGAAGAGTCTGAAGGTGTTAAATTATGGCAATTTGGTAAAGAAGTATACCAAGAATTTCTAAACATGGGTGCTGATGAAGAAATCGGAGATTACACAGACATCATGGAAGGAAGAGACATTAAACTTACAACAGTAGGACCAGATGTTACAGGTACAGCTTATAACAAAACATCTATCAGTCCATCTTTAAAATCATCTCCATTATCAAACGATAAAGGTGAATTGGAGAAACTTTTAGATGTACAACCTAACCCATTAGAAGTATTTAAAAAATATACTTTTGAAGAAGTAAAACAATCACTCCAAAGTTGGTTGACACCTGAAGAAGGTGAAGAGGAAAGTGAAGAAGTTGCAGCACCTGCTCCTGCAAAGTCTAATTTTTCAATAAGCAAACCTGAACCTAAAAAATCAACAGCAGATAAGTTTGATGATTTGTTTGGAGATGATGATGAAACTGATTTACCTTTTGAATAATATATAAAACATGGCCAAAACAACTCGAAAATCTTTAACTGAAGCAGCTAGCAATGAAATTAAATCTGCTTTTAGTTTAGATAAATTTAAACAAAATAAAGGACTAGCATCTAATGTTAAGTTCAAAGAACAAAAATGGATTCCATTTTCTCCTGCTTTGCAAGAGACACTATCTATCCCCGGTATCCCTATGGGACACGTTGCAATGGTCAGAGGTAAAAGTAATACAGGTAAGTCTACTACTTCTATTGAAGTAGCAGTAAACGCCCAAAAAATGGGCGTTTTACCTGTATTAATTATTACCGAGATGAAACATGATTGGAATCACTGGAAAACAATGGGTTTTGAAATCAATGATGTAGTAGATGAAAGCACTGGAGAAATAATAGATCAAGATGGATTTTTTATCTATCGTGATAGAAGTACACTCAACTCAATTGAAGACATTGCTGCATTTATTATTGATCTCTTAGTAGAACAGAAAAAAGGTAATTTACCATATGATCTATTATTTTTATGGGATTCAGTAGGTTCAATACCATGTCAAATGTCAATTGAACAAGGTAAAAACAACCCAATGTGGAATGCTGGAGCAATAGCAACTCAATTTGGAAATTTTGTAAATCAACAAATTGTAATGTCTCGTAAAGAAAGCTCAAAATACACAAATACATTGTTTGTAGTAAACAAAGTAGGTGTAGCACCAGCTTTAACACCAATGTCACAACCTAAAATGACAAATAAAGGTGGAGATACATTCTATTACGATGCTTCGTTGTGTTTTACATTTGGAAACATTACAAATGCAGGTACATCAAAAATTGAAGCAACTAAAGACAAGAAAAAAGTTGAATTTGCATTAAGAACCAAAATTGCATGTGATAAAAACCACATTAATGGTATTACCACAAAAGGAACCATAGTAAGTACAGTTCATGGATTCATTAAAGATGATGCTTTAGCAATCAAGAAATACAAAGATGAACATTCTCACGAATGGGTTGACATCTTAGGAAAAGGTTCGTATATTATACAAGAAGATAATAGCGAATGGGATGAGAAAGCAGATGCTTCTGATTTATTCGAAAACGAAGATTAAAATTTAAATTATGAAAAAACACCTTTTAGATCTCTTAGATAATATCCAAGAGAATGGAGAAGAGACACCACAATCAGAGCGATATTTGCTTATAGATGGACTCAATTTATTCTTTAGAAATTTTAGTGCTATAAATACTATCAATTCTCAGGGTATTCATATAGGAGGTCTAGGTGGTTTTTTTAGATCATTGGGTGCTTTAATTAGAACTATCGAACCAACACAAGTTTATGTAGTATTTGATGGAGTTGATTCATCATCAAATAGAAAAAATATTATCCCTGAATATAAATCAGGGAGAAACATGGTTAGACTTACAAAACATGAATTGTTCGATAATCTAGAAGAAGAAAATGATTCAAAAATTGAACAAATAGTTAGAATTATCCAATACTTGAAAACACTACCAGTTAAAACTGTATCGTTAAGTAGAGTAGAAGCGGATGATGTTATAGCTTATTTAAGTTCAACCCTTCCATCCCACCCAGAAGACAGAGTATTTATAGTATCAAGTGATAAGGATTATCTTCAACTTATATCTAAAAAAGTAACAGTTTATAGACCTATAGAAAAGGAATACTATACTGAAGATACAGTAGTTGAGAAATTTGGAGTTACTCCTCATAACTTTTTACTATATAAACTCTTGATGGGAGATAATTCAGATGGAATTACAGGAATTAAAGGTTTAGGATTAAAAGGATTACTTAAACGTTTTCCTGAATTGGCAGAACAAGATATGTCATTTGATGATTTAATTGACATAAGTGAAAGGAAAATGAAAGATCATGTCATTTATTCTAGAGTAGTACATGATATTGCAGGGTTAAAAAACAAGTATATGATAATGGATTTATCCAATCCGATGATGAGTGAACAAGATAAGAGCAATGTGGATAAATTTATAAAGGAAACTCAATTAGAGTTCCATCCAAAAGAATTTCTTGAAATGTATCACAACGATCAGATTGGTGGATTAATAAGAAACGTAGAAACGTGGATACAAGATATTTTCAAAAAATTAGTTATAAATAAATAGTTACATGACATTAGTAAATTTAAATCAATATGGACCGCACTTCCAGATTAAAGTGCTTTCATCATTGCTAACACATAAAGAATTTTTATTAAATATTAATGATATTTTAAGTGATGAATACTTTGATAACCAAGCTCAAAAATGGATTATCAAAGAAATCATGAAATATTATGAAAAATACCATACTACTCCTTCAATGGATGTTCTTAAAGTAGAACTTCAAAGAGTTACAAATGATGTATTGAAAGTTTCTATTAAAGAACAATTAAAATCAGCATACGAAGCATCAGATGAAGATTTAGAATATGTCCAAGAAGAGTTTGCATCTTTTTGTAAAAATCAACAGCTAAAAAAAGCGTTGTTAACAAGTGTAGACTTTTTAAATGCTGGAGATTATGATTCTATTCGTTCAATGATTAATAACGCAATTAAAGCCGGTGAAGATAGAAATATAGGCCATGAATATGAAAAAGATATTGAAAGCCGATATAGAGAAGATGCTAGAAATGTTATTCCGTTCCCTTGGAAATCATTTAATGATATTACTCAAGGTGGGTACGGAAGTGGAGATTTAGTTTTGATATTTGGTAATCCAAAAGGTGGTAAATCTTGGGCTACTATTGCTATGGCAGCAGAAGCAGTTAAACTAGGATATAACATTGTATATTATGCTTTAGAACTTGGAGAAAATTATGTAGGTAAAAGATTTGATGCATGTCTTACAAGAATACCTGTAGATGAAGTAATCAACAATAGAAATAAAGTAGAAGAAATAGCATCACAATTACCTGGAAAATTAGTTATTAAAGAATATCCACCAAAAAGAGCAACTTTAAGTACTATAGAATCTCATTTAGAAAAACTTGACTTTAAACCAGATGCTATATTTATAGACTATTTAGATTTGCTATCAAATAGAAAAACAAGAAGTGAAAGAAAGGATGATATTGATGATGTGTATACAGATGCTAAAGGATTAGCTAAAGAATTAAAAATTCCTATTATATCACCTTCTCAAGCAAATAGAAGTGGAGCTGAAAAAGCAATTCTAGAAAGTTCACACATTGCAGGTTCATTTGATAAAATCATGATTGGAGATATTGTTATATCACTTTCAAGAGGTAGAAAAGATAGATTAGAAGGAACAGGTAGATGGCACTTCATGGGTAACAGATATGGAAAAGATGGATGTACATTTTTCTCACCTAAAATTGATACTTCAACAGGACATTTTGAAATAGATGAAAATGAAATGGATGAAGATGATATTACAGCAACACAAAAAACAACAAAACAAGACATAGAAGTATCTGAGAAAAAATTCCTAAAAGAAAAGTTTTTTGAGCTAGGAATGGGATAATATATTTTGTATATTTATTGATACAAACTTAAAATTTAAATAAAAATGGCAATTACTGAATTACGACCACATTATAAACCATTTGAATACCAAACCGCATTTGATTTTTATAAAGATCAACATAGAGCACATTGGTTAGCAGATGAAGTGCCATTATCATCAGATTTAAATGATTGGAAACTTAAATTAACCGAAAGCGAAAAAAATCTAATAGGTAATATTCTAAAATCATTTGCCCAAACTGAAACATATGTAAATGATTATTGGTCAA